CTTTCACTGACCGTCAGTCGAACACCCGCGCCGGCTGCTCGTCCCACGGCAGGGACGCCACGAAGCACAGGTCGTAGAGGCTGATCGCGCAAGGCTCGCGGCGCAGGACTAGGCGCTCGAGGACGTCCGGCGACAACCATGCGAGGCGCAGGAGGCGGCTGACATAGCGGTCGGAGAGGCCCTCCTCGGCGGCGAGATCGGCGATGGTGGTGATCTCGCCGCGCTCCATCCGCTTCCGCCACGCCCATGCCCGGCCAATCGCGCGCAGCACGCGGGGATCCTGCCCCGCCGGCGGGTCCAGCGTCTCGATGTCCTTCGGTGGAAGGATACGCGGCCGCCCGCCGCGTTTGCGGACCGTGAGCGGGATGTGGACGCGGATTGTGTCGTTCATGGGCATCAGGCGGCGTCCTCCTGCGCGGGCGTCATCAGGCTCGCCAACGCGCCCAGCCCGTCATGGCGCAGGTCGATGTCGAGCCCATCCTCGCCCACCGTCACGCGTGCCGCGAGCAGCTGGACGACGCGGGCCTGCTCGGCCGGGATCAGCGCCTTCCACAGATCGTCGAACTGCGTCAGCGCCGCGGTCACGGTGCCCTCGTCGAGGTCGGGACGCTCCTTCTTCAGCGCGCGGGAGGTGCGCGCGATGATCTCGGGCGTGCGCATCAGCCGCCGGATCTCGCCGATGACCGCCTCCTCGACCATCGCCGCGGGGAGCCGCTGGGGCCCGCGCAGCTCGGCCGTCGGCCGTTTCTGGATCACGTCCATCGAGACGTAATAGCAGTACCGCCTGTTGCCCTTCTTCGTGTGATGCGGGGTCATCGCGGCGCCGGTCTCGGTGAAGATCAGCCCGCGCAGCAGCGCCGGTTCGGTGCTCCGCGTGCGCCCGGCGCGCTGGTTCCGGTTGCCGGCCAGCACGGCATGGGCGGCGTCCCACAACTCCGCATCGATGATGGGCTCGTGCATGCCGGGATAGGTCTCGTCCTTGTGGGTGATCTCGCCGCGGTAGATGCGGTTGTGCAGAAGCTTGTAGAGCGCCCCGCGGTCGATGGGCCGGCCGCGCTTCGACCGGATGCCGCGGGCGTTCAGCTCCCGGATCACGGCGGCGGTGGAATCGGAGCGCGCGAAGAGTTCGAACATGGTCCGGACCTGCGCGGCCTCGGCCTCGTTCACGATCAGCTTGCGGTCGACCACGTCGTACCCGAGCGGCACGTAGCCGCCCATCCACATGCCCTTCTTCTTCGAGGCGGCGACCTTGTCGCGGATCCGCTCGCCGATCACCTCGCGCTCGAACTGGGCGAAGCTGAGTAGGATGTTCAGCGTCAGTCGGCCCATCGACGTGGTGGTGTTGAAGGACTGCGTGACGGAGACGAATGTCACGCCGTGGCGGTCGAAGATCTCCACCAGCTTCGAGAAATCCATCAGCGCGCGGCTGAGGCGGTCGATCTTGTAGACCACGACCACATCGATCAGCCCGTCCTCGACATCGGCGATCAGTTGTTTCAGCGCCGGCCGGTCCAGCGTGCCGCCCGAGAACCCGCCGTCGTCGTAGCGCTCGCGCAGGCAGGCCCACCCCTCGGCGCGCTGGCTGGCGATGTAGGCCTCGCAGGCCTCCCGCTGCGCGTCGAGGCTGTTGAATTCCATGTCGAGCCCTTCCTCGCTCGACTTGCGGGTGTAGACGGCGCAGCGCAGGCGGCGTGCCGGTTCGGTCTGGATCTTTTGGTCATCGGGTGCCTCCGGTCTGGTCGAGTCCGAAGAAGCGCCAGCCATTCCAGTGCGCCCCGGTGATCGCACGGACCGCGGCCGACAGCGACTTGAAGCGCCGGCCTTGCCATTCGAAGCCGTCCGCCAGAACGGTGACCATGTACTCCTCGCCGCCCCACTCGCGGACCAGCTTCGTGCCGGGCGCCGGCTTGCGCGGATCCGCCACCATGCCGCCGAGCTTGCCGCTCATGATCTCGTCGGCCAGCGCATCGAGCGTGCGGCGCGTTTCGCGGCGCAGCCCACCATGGGCCAGTTCCTGGATGCGGTAGCCGAGCCGAAGCTCGAGGTTGCCGCGGCTGGCGTTCGGCGCGCGCTCCCCGAAGATGGCCTGCCACTTCTCCTGCAACTCGGGCACCGTCATCGCCTTCAGCGCCGCCAGTTCGGCCAGGACGTCGATCCTTTCGGCCTGGGGCGCGGGCGCGGCCTTCGCGCCTGATTTTCTTGTGTTTTTCCTCATGCGTCGTCTCCAACTCGGTTGCGAACCTGTCTCCGACGACGGCGTCTCAGGGCGAGGATGTCCAGCGAACTGTCTCCATCGAGCGGAGACTTCTCGTTCGTTTCCGGTGGGTTGGTACGCGAGATGGCGCTGGCGAGGATGCTGGTCAGTTCCTCCAGCCGCTCTTGAGTATTGAGCGTCTCGGCGGGCGGCGCGAAGGTGATGTCGTCTTGCATGGGGAGCGAACCTCCTGAGGTGGTTTGCTCCGAGTTCGCCGCTCACGTGGAGGGATTTCAACTTGAAACAGCCAGTTGTCGTGGCAGGTGGTAGCCGAGCGCACCATATAGGGTTTGGCCGTCAACACAGCTGGAGCAGCGCAAATCCTCTTAATTTCCGGCCGACCAATTGCAAAACTGAAAGTAGCGGAAGCCGAACTGGACGATTCGCCACGTAAAATGTGTTCGGCCAGAACTCCGCGCTACCGAGTTGGTACTGCCACCTGCTGACGGAGACGTTCTCTAATCCGCTGGTACACTGCGACTGGCACATCAACGCCCACCTCGAGTGTCACAGCTACAGCATATGGAATCGGCACATCCAAATCCCCGGCGGGCGGCTTGCAGGATAAATTCAATACGATACTTCCGCCATCCACGAAAGGCTTTGCATCTTCTCCCGCCCAGCGCCGATGAAACACGGTCCCACGTCCAAAGGAATTGTGAGAGGGCTGGTCTTTTGCATTGCCCACCCCAAGCGATAGGCCTTTGTCGCTGCCATGATTGATTTCTAGCTTGGCCATTCGATACATCCGATGAGCAGCATTAAGTGGCGAAAGCCAGGCGGCAGTCGCTGTCACTGCACGAAATCCACCAAGATTCTCGAGTTCTGCTGGAATCGGGATCCGAAACTCATCCGTTTCCTTAGCGTGTATCGTATTCCATCCAATCAGTGTTGCCCTATTTTCCGCGCAGTCAATAACACGTTCAATGTCTACAATCCCAAATCCAAGAAGCCGGGCTGCGTCATCGCGCCGATGCTCCCAGTAGCTCGTCCCGTTTTCCTTGGAGATTTCTTCTATTTTTCCAGCAACTTCCGCATCCCATCTCGCTGCGTGGACCAGTAATGCCTTGAGTACGACTGCATGGAATGAAGGCTCCACTGTGGGATGTGGCGGTTCTGCCGGGAGTTCTTCCAATGCTTTCAAGATGCGCAACGCACCGTGTGTCGCCAACGCAGTTGCAACACTGGTGCCGCTAAAATTCAATTTCTTTGCAGTCTCACCCGCAGGGCCTGGGGCGGCTGCCCCGATCCCAAAAAAGCGCCCCGGTTGTCGTACGGGTATTACTGATATCGGTGCAGTATTCCTATTTGTTCGAACGTGCTCGCGTCCGCCCGGCAGTAAGAGCTCAGGCTTTACACCCCTCATGTAGCCGAGTCCCTGCGCTGAGCTTGGGTTTGGAAGGCAGGGGTTAGCATACGGATCGACAGCCATCGTGCCGGCGCCGTTAGGGGCGATCTCGTCGTAGTGCGCTGCACCGATCGTTAGGCTATTGAGCCCTTCCGAGGGGGCGAGAAGGCGGCGACGTGCGCGGTTTTGCAGGATCGCCTTCAAGAGAGTCGTTTCCCGCTCTGCAGGTTCTGAATCCTCGAAGTCCGACCACGCCGCAACTTCTGCAAGCGGTACTGGGTCAGGGATATTACCGGCACTCACCAGAATGAGAACACCATGTTGCCAGGCAAGGTAATCGATCAATCTTGCCCAAGGACTCAAAACACCCGCGAAACGACGTTTCAAATCTCCCAACGACATATTCACGACCCGCACTGTGGGTGCCGTGGGCTCTTCGTCGCCTTCGCCTTCAAACATACGGATAAACGCGCGCCAGATCAGGTCGATCGCCAGCTTGTCCGGGGGCATTCGTTCTTCGAATGCGTCAAAACCAACCTGCTGCGGGTACATCACCGGACGCACATAGAGCCGACGCGTAACCGGGCCGGTTGGCGCTGTGCTGTTCAAATCGCCGTGCAGGATCAGCGAGGCCATACTCGAACCATGTACCTGCTGAGCTGCTTGCCCGTACTGAGCAGCGAAGTCATCGGGATCATCTATTTCGAGCCGACCGGCAAGCTTCTGGTGTTGAGCCATCGGCATGCCGTCAAGGAGAGCAGCAACTGGCGCTGCCAGTTCTTCCTCTTCATCAGGTTCAGTATCGCTGGCTTCTTCCAGGTCGGGACCATGAGGGTCTGCGACGAGGGATTGAGGCCTCAGTACCATCACTTCGTCGAATGCGGCGAGGCCAATATCTGGATTGTCCAGAATGTCTTGCACGAATTCCGGGAGAACTTCGACCAGAGCTGCGTCATAACGTATTTCCGGGATCGTCGCGCGATCAAGTAGTTGGCCCCCAGCATCCCCAATTACTGCCGCAAGGCGCTGATGCGCCCGATCACGGAGGGCGGCGGTCGCACGGTACCAGAATTCCACCTCAAAACGGACCGGATCATCAGGTAACTCGCGGAGACGTTCCAGCCACTCCTGCTTGGCATCTTCCGTCACCCTGTCCTGGGGCCCCCACGGCCGAATATCAGACAGATGCGCGAAGACTCTTTTCCATTCCGTATGAGGCCGGGAAATTTCCTCACCGTTCTGGTAACGGTTCCATAGGCTCACCAGCTCTCGCAACGCGGCCGCGTCAGGCAAAGTAAAATATAGACGGCGTGGAACGGATTTATCTACGCGGCGGTTGCCATCTTTATCGGTTGTCGCGAAGTCGTCGTCTGGTTCGAATTCATCCTCGTCTTCGCCCAAGAGTTCGAGCCCGCTGACCTGTCTAAGCGCGCGATGAAAGTCAACCTTGCTGCTGGCAATTTCGAAAACAAGAGCCCGCTCGGGTGCAATGGCCGCAGGATCTTGCCTTAACTCTGAAAGTCGCTGTGCATCTGGAAGGGCTTGCGAAAGCCGGTCAAATTTTGGGCCGAGACGTTCAGCTTGCCGCCCTGCTGAAGGCGCAACAACTTTTTCAGGAACCGGCCTAGCAGACCCTTTCGGCGTTTTGCGGTTGGGTTGCATCAATCCCAAAAGATGACGTTCAGCCATGGATTACCTCGCGCTCTCTTCTTGCCCCATGGGTTTCGCACGATCTTCCCAGGCCTTAATCTGATCCGCAAAGATGGTTTTCAGAGGGGTCTCCCGCATGGAGAGTACTTCCCGACGCTTAACATCAAGAATGAACTCCTCGGCCTCTGCATAGCTAATCGGGCCAAGACGTTTCGCCAATGTCGCAGGCGCGATACCCGGCTTACCGTCAAAATTCTGGATATGCCGATCAAAAAAGACTGCCAGCTCTTTCTCAGTCGGAGCTGGCAAAGGCAAACGGAGTTGGAATCGGCGCCAAACGGCTCGGTCGAGCAGTTCCGCATGGTTGGAGGCCGCAATGATTACTGCGTAACTTGGGAGCTCATCGACATGCATAAGGAGTGACGACACCACTCGCTTAATTTCTCCTGTTTCATGGGTGTCTCCACGTTCTTTCCCTACGGCGTCGAATTCATCGAAAAAGACCACGCAGGGCGTTGTGCGTACATAGTCAAAAACGCGTTTCAGCCGGTTCGCAGTTTCGCCCAGGTAGCTGCCAATCAACGCCTCATATCGAATGACAAAGAATGGAACGGCGAGAGCTTCTGCAATCGCTTCCGCAAGAGATGTCTTGCCATTGCCGGGAGGACCGACCAGCATGATCCGGTGGCGAGGGTCCAGACCATGAGATCGCAGCAAACTTGCTCGCTGTTGCTCTTCGATCAGTTGGTCAACCGTCTTTCGTGTCTGGTCAGCTAGGACCATGTCACTGAGCTGATGCCTTGGAGTCAGCTCGGCGAGAAATTCGCGGCCGCGGATTCCAGTGTCATGAGCCATTTGATTCATAGCACGTGTACCGTTCCCGTTGGTGTGCAGGGCGCGGGTGAGGCGCTCTGCAAGTACCCGATGCTGCTTTCCCTTCTCATCAGCAATTATGCCCTCAACAGCGGTTCGGACGGCGTTTTTATCGCCGCTGACGCTCGCCTTTACGAGGGAGAGGAGAAGATCACTTCGCGCCATCTGCACCGGTTCCGTTTTTTGTTCTTTTAAGTCTTTCAATCAGTGCTTCAACGATCCAGTGGTTTCGCGAGACAGGCACTTCTGCGTTACCCACGCACGAGTCGATTTCCTTCAGGATCCGTTCTGGCACCCGGACTGTCACCGGAACACGACCGTTATCGCCTTGTTGATCGCTCATTGCTTGACGCCATTGTGATGTCACACTGGAGTCATAGCTAGTCGCGGCTCCTGCGTCGACCTGATATTTTGTAACTAGTATCGTCCGTGCACCTCAAAGCAGTCACCTCAGATTTCCCGCGCGAACCATCGGATGCGGCCGACGATGTGGATCTCGTCGGCCGTTCGCTCGTAGGGGCTGTAGAAGCCGTTGTCCGAGATGACGCGGACGGCGGGCGGGTCGCTGTTCGGGATATGCTCGAGCCGTTTGGCCACCAGCCCCATGCCGTCGTCCAGCACGAAGATCCCCGGCGGGTTCGGCGCGCGGCGGGCCATGTCCACCAGCACCGCGTCGCCGTCGAGCAGCGTCGGCGCCATGCTGTCGCCCTCCACATGCATGATGCGCAGCTGCGAGGGGCTTGCCCGCAGGCTGTGCCGGATCCAGGAGCGGCGGAAATGGTAGGCGCGGTCGGCGGTGTCCTCGTGCTCTTCGACCACGGCGCCGCCGCCCATCGACGGCCGCGGGCTTGCATGCGCGATCGACACAAACGCCTCGTCCGGGTTCTCGATGAAGGGGGGCGTGCCCTCGACATCGCCGATCCCGTGGATCAGCCAGTCGCGGTCCACCTTCAGCACGTGGGCGACGCCGCCGAGTTTCTCCATGCCGGGGCGTGTCGAACGACCGCGGAGGATGTCGTAGACGAAGGAACGGTTCACGCCGGCCATCTCGGCGACGTGGGCGGGGCTGATGCCGAGCTGCTGGGCCCGGGCCCGGAGGCGGTCGGCAAGCGTGTGGTGCTCTGCCATGTTTTCCCCAAGCGATTGTGGATCAAATAGGATAAGACAGGATTGATCGGAGGTCGTCAAGAGGATACGAACAGAAGGTAAACACGTAGTGCGGGAATCGGAGGGGCGCGTGCATATCGAAAAGCTGTATTTCACGCTCCCCGAGGTGCAAGACCGCTGGCAGATCTCCGAGACGGACCTCGTCTACCTCGCGGAGAACGACAAGCTGCGGTTGTCGGTGCGCGTGTTTCACGCAGCCGTGGAGTTCGGCGACTTCGAGGAAGGCGCGGACGGCGAACGCTTCCGTGTGCCCTGGGAACGGAAACCCTTCAGTGGGCTGCTGGATCTGCATGCCTGCGACGTGTTTCAGCTTTTCCGGTGCGGCGAACTTCACGTGAGCGAGTTTCGTACCCCGCGGGCGGACTATGCCGCGCTCTATGGTGAAGCCGAGCCGATCTTCGTGCTGATCGGCGATCTGCTGCTAAGGCGCGAGGAACGCGACCGTTTCGAGCTCCAGTCCGGCTTCTCCTCCGGCGGCTCCGCGATCGAGGAGAGCACCTTCATCGCCTCCACAGACTTCCAGGACGTGCGCTGCAACGGATACCGGTTCCGGCTGGGCCCGATCCAGGCGCAGGTCGTCCGCGCGCTGCACGAGGCCGCACTGCGTGGCGAAGCGTGGCAGAGCGGCAAGGCCATCCTGTCCTCGGCGGGCTCGAAGAGCCTGCGCATGGCCGACGTGTTCAAGTCGCAGCAGGACTGGCGCGAGTTGATTCGCTCCGACCGGCGCGGCGGCTACCGCCTGAACGTCGACTGACTCGGCCACGATCCCCCTGCGCCGGGTGAGCCGCGTGCGGCGTGGGATCGGCAGGGGGATGGAGGGGGATGACGATCCCACGGCGCGCCGTCCAACCCACTCCTGCAAGGCCGAAGCGATCCCCCTCCGCATCCCCCTGCGATCCTGACGACATCCCATAGCGGGATTTCGCATTCTCTCTCCGAAGCACATGCAAACGGAGAGAGCCATGCAGCAGAAGCATTGTCTGAACCAGAAGGAACTCGCGCGGCGCTGGACGATTTCGCACCGCACGCTGGAGCGGTGGCGATGGGTCGGTGAAGGTCCCGCCTACATGAAGATCGGTGGCCGGGTCGTCTATCGGCTCGAGGACATCGTCGCCTTCGAGCGCGGCCAGCTTCAGGACACCGTGGACACCCAGCCGCGCGCCGGGGCGGCCTGATGGGACGCCTGTCGCCTGTCACCGAGGCCGAGGTGGTACCGCTGCACGGCGCTTCCGGACCGGGACTCGACGAGGTCGGCCTTTCGGCCTGGATCGCGCAGGCCGAGCCCGGCGATGTGCTGGTCTATCACCGCGGCTTTCTCGCCGTCGATGCGATGGCCGTCATCTCCAGGCTGCCGGCGGACCGGCAACGGACGCTCCAGCAGGTTGCCGCCGCCGCGCGACGTGCGGCCGATCAGGACCTCGTCCACCTGGTGCAGTCCCGGCTCGGTCCCGACGCCTTCGCCTACATCGCCGTCGCCCGCCCCAAGCCCGGTCCGCCCGGCGCCGCGCTGTCGATGCGGCTGCTCGACGCCGCCTGATCCCCACACGTTCATTCCGGAGACCCCAATGCCCTTTCCCGACAACACACCCACGCCCGACGATCTGCCGGGCATCGCCCCGCAGGAGATCGCCGACCTTCCGGTCGAACTGCTGGCGATCCTCCAGAGCGAGGTCGATGCGCGCCTGAAGCGCGACAAGGCCGCAAAGTCCCGGCTCGATGCTGCGCTGACGCTCCGCTACGCGACCCGCGCCGCCGAGGAGCGGCAGGCCCGGTCGAAGGACACCGGCACGGTCCGGTTCGACGACGGCGACTTCACCATCGTCGCCGACCTGCCCAAGCGCATCGAGTGGGACCAGGCGCAACTCGCCGCGATGGTCGAGCGCATCCGCGCCGCGGAGGACGACCCCAGCCAGTATGTCGACGTCGCATTCAAGGTGCCGGAGCGGAAATACGCGGCCTGGCCCGACGCGATCCGGGCCGGCTTCGAGCCCGCGCGGACAGTGAAAACCGGCGCGCTCAAGGTCGAGATCCAGCCACAGGGAGGCGATGCATGAGCCTCCCCATCATCAGCGCCGACGAGCGGCTGGCCGAGATGCGCGGCGTCAAGGCCGCCATCTTCGGGGCGAGCGGCCGCGGCAAGACCACGCTCCTTCGAACCCTGAACGGCACGACCACGCTGTTCTACGACCTCGAGGCCGGCGATCTCGCCATCGAGGGGCTGGCCGTCGACACGATCCGCCCGCGGACGTGGAAGGAATGCCGCGACTTCGCGGTGTTCATCGGCGGCCCCAACCCGGCGCTGCGCAAGGACCAGCCCTACAGCGAGGACCACTACGAGGCGGTCTGCGCGAAGTATGGCGACCCCGCGGTGCTCGAGAAGTACGACACGATCTTCGTCGACTCGATCACCGTGGCGGGGCGGCTCTGCTTCCAGTGGTGCAAGGGTCAGCCCGAGGCGATGTCGGAGAAGACCGGCAAGCCGGACGTGCGCGGCGCCTACGGCCTGCACGGCCGCGAGATGATCGCCTGGCTCACGCACCTGCAGCACACGCGGGCGAAGAACGTGATCTTCGTCGGGATCCTCGACGAGAAGCTCGACGACTTCAATCGAAAGGTCTTCGTCCCGCAGATCGACGGATCGAAGACCGGGCTCGAACTCCCCGGCATCGTCGACGAGGTGCTGACGCTCACGTCACTGCCCGACGACAAGGGCGTCCCGCAGCGGGTCTTCGTCTGCCACACGCAGAATAGCTGGGGCTACCCGGCCAAGGACCGCTCCGGTCGTCTCGACCTGCTCGAGCCGCCGCATCTCGGCCAGCTCATTGAGAAGATCCGCCAGCCGCTTCCGATCGATGCACGTCCGCTCGTCACCGACGCGCCGCGCATCCCGACGCCCGCTGCGACCCCTCAATCCGATCCCACCAACTGAAAGGACCCCACGCCATGACCGGTCTCTGGAACGATTTCAACGACGCGCAGTCCAACACGAACCTCATCCCCAAGGGCACGCTCGCCAAGGTGCGCCTGACCATCCGCCCCGGCGGTTTCGACGACCCCTCGCAGGGCTGGACCGGGGGCTATGCCACCCGCGGCTCGACCGGTGCGGTGTATCTCAACGGCGAGTTCACGGTGACCGAGGGCCCCTATGCCCGGCGCAAGATCTTCACGCTGATCGGGCTGCACAGCCCCAAGGGGCCGGACTGGGCCAACATGGGCCGCAGCCTCGTCCGCGGCATGCTGAACTCGGCGCGCGGGATCTCTGACAAGGACACCTCAGCCGAGGCGCAGGCGGCGCGTCGGATCAACGGCTTCGCGGATCTCGACGGCCTGGAGTTCGTCGCGCGCATCGACATCGGCTCTGATGCCATGGGCGAGGACAAGAACGAGATCCGTGCCGCGGTCACGCCGGACCATCGCGACTATGCGCAGGTCATGGGCACGGCCGGCCACGGCTACCAGCCGCCTGCGCAGCCCGCGCCGCAAGCGGCGGCGGCACCGCAGCCCAACGCGCCGACGGCCCCCGGCCGTCCGGCCTGGGCGCAGTGAGGGGCGTCAGATGCGGCTTCGTCCCCGCCAGAAACTCTTCGTGGAGCGCAGCCTCGCTGCGCTCTCGAAGCACGGCAACACGCTCGGCGTAGCACCCACGGGCGCCGGCAAGACGATCATGCTGTCCGCGGTCACCGGCAAGCTGGTCGCGGAGACGGAGGCCAAGGCCTGCGTGCTCGCCCATCGCGATGAACTGACCAACCAGAACCGCGCGAAATTCGCCCGCGTTAATCCCGAGGTGACAACCTCTGTGGTCGATGCCGGCTCGAAGTCTTGGGCCGGCCAGGTCACCTTCGCCATGGCGCCGACACTGTCCCGCTCGGCCAGCCTGAGGGCGATGCCGCGGCTCGACCTTCTGGTGATCGACGAGGCGCATCACGCGGTGGCCGACAGCTATCGTCGGATCATCGACCGGGTGCGCGAGGCAAATCCCGACGCCCGCATCTTCGGCGTCACGGCGACGCCCAACCGCGGCGACCGGAAGGGCCTGCGCGAGGTCTTCGATAATGTCGGCGACCAGGTCACGCTGGCCGAGCTGATCGCCTCGGGCCATCTCGTGCCCCCGCGCACCTTCGTGATCGATGTGGGCGTGCAGGAGAAGCTGCGTGCCGTCCGAAAGACCGCTTCCGACTACGACATGGGCGCGGTTGCGGAGATCATGAACCGCGCGCCGATCACGGACGAGGTTATCCGGCACTGGCGCGAGAAGGCCGGTGACAGGCAGACCGTGGTCTTCTGCTCGACGGTCGCCCACGCGGAAAACGTCGCCGAGGCATTCAACAGTGACGGGATCCCCGCCGGGGTCATCCATGGCGATCTCGGCTCCGAGACGCGCCGCCGGATCCTCGCGGCCTACGCCTCAGGGGACATTCGGGTCGTCGTCAACGTGGCAGTTCTGACGGAAGGCTGGGACCACCCGCCCACCTCCTGCGTGGTGCTGCTGCGGCCGAGCTCCTGCAAGTCCACGATGATCCAGATGGTCGGGCGCGGCCTGCGCACGATCGACCCGGCCGAGCATCCCGGCATCGTCAAGACCGACTGCATCGTGCTGGATTTCGGGATCTCGAGCCTGACGCACGGCACGCTCGAGCAGGATGTCGATCTCGACGGGCGCGATCCGACACCGTGCGACGCGCCGACGAAGACCTGCCCGGAATGCGAGGCCGAGATCCCGCTCGCGTCGCGCCAATGCCCGATCTGCGGATACGAGTTCCTGAGCGACGGTCCGCAGCCGCTCGACAGCGTCATCCTGACCGAGATCGACCTGCTCGAGCGCTCCAGTTTCGCGTGGGAGGACCTCTTCGGCGACGATGCCGCGCTGATGGCGAGCGGGTTCAACGCCTGGGGCGGCGTGTTCTTCCTCGAGGGGCGCTGGCACGCCGTGGGCGGTGCGAGGAACGAGCCCACCCGCCTTCTCGGGGTCGGCAAGCGCACGGTCTGCCTCGCGCAGGCCGACGACTGGCTGAACGAGCACGAGACCGACGAGAGCGCCTTCAAGTCGAAGCGCTGGCTCAACCAGGCGCCGACCGAGAAACAGCTGCAATACCTGCCCGCCGCGCAACGCCAGGATTACGGGCTGACCCGCTACCGCGCCTCGGCGTTGATCACCTTCCAGTTCAACCGCCGCGATATCCAGCGGCTGGTGATGGCGGCCGAGCCAGAGCGGAGGGCCGCGTGAGCCATGTCGCGCAAATCCCATCCCCGCCCGCAGAGGCTCCGGATCGACCGGGCTTTGATCGCCTCTGGCATCCGCGCCCGGTGCTCTGCGCCGTCTGTACATCCCGCACGCGCGGTTTCGGCTGGTTCGATCCGCACCGGCCGCGCCGGGACCGCACCCAAACCCACCGCTGGTTCTGCTCCATGGGCTGCCAGGCGGCCTTCACCCTCAAAGCGAAGAGAGGACTGAGCATGGTCGATTTCACCGAGGAGGAAACCCAGGCGCTTCCCGCCGTCATGCGCGCGCTCGCCCCCGAAATGGAACGGATCGGCTGGGACCGTCCGCTGGGCCAGCTGACGCAGAACGACATGCACCGGCTGATCGTCACCACCGTCGAGGCGTTCCGAATTGAGATGGCCGAGATCGCCAGCCACTCGGAGATCCCGTTCTGATGCTGGACTTCAACCACCGTCCCGGCATCGCGGAACGCATAAATGCGGCCGTGGATGCAGCACTCGAAGCCGAGCGCGCTGCCACGCCGCCGCGCGATTACCTTGGCGCGTCCCGGCTGGGCCATGCCTGCGAGCGCGCGCTGCAGTTCGAGTTCGCCCGCGCACCGAAGGATGAAGGCCAGGATTTCTCCGGCCGGTCGCTGCGGATCTTCGCGATCGGGCATGAACTGGAGGATCTCGCCATCCGCTGGCTTCGGGCGGCGGGGCTCGATCTGGGCACCCAAAAACGTGACGGCGGCCAGTTCGGCTTTTCGGTCGCTCGCGGACGCATTCGCGGTCATGTCGACGGGATCGTCGCCGAGGCCCCGGCGGCGCTTGGTCTGCGCACCCCGGCGCTCTGGGAGTGCAAGACCATGAACGCGAAGAACTGGCGCGAGACGGTGGCCAAGGGCGTGACCGTCGCGAAGCCGGTCTACGCCGCGCAGATCGCGCTCTATCAGGCCTACATGGAAGCGACGGTGCCGGGCATCTCGGCGAACCCGGCGCTCTTCACCGCGATCAACAAGGACACGGCCGAACTGCACCACGAGCTGGTGCCCTTCGATGCCGACCTTGCGCAGCGCATGTCCGACCGCGGCGTGCGGATCCTTCGGGCGACACACGCCGGTGAGCTGCTGCCGCGCGTCGCTGCCAACCGGGACTTCTTCGAATGCCGGTTCTGCCCGTGGGCCGAGCGCTGCTGGGGGCTGCCGGCATGAGCGACGACAACATCATCCATTTCAATCCCTGGCGGGATTTCAACGACGCAGCGCCGCTGGACGATCCCTTCGCGGTCGAACCGGACGCGGACCAGATCGCCCGCTTCGTCGATGTCGTCTTCGGCTATTCCGAAGGCCTGATCCCGGTGCGCGGCTTCGTCGACAAGGGTCAGGGCAAGGACGGCCGGCCGCACAACATTTGGATCGAGACGGACGCCACCGCGCCCGACAAGCTCGCCACCTTCGCCGGGTGGGCCGCGCGCGAGGGCGCGGCGGTCTACGTCATCCCCGGCACGGTCGAAGAGACGGGACAGGCGCGCGCCGCGGATGTCCTGCAGATGCAGAGCCTCGTGGTCGATCTCGACTCGGGCGATATCCCGGCCAAGCTCGATCACCTTCTCCAACATCTCGGCCGGCCGACGCTTATCGTCGAGAGCGGCGGGCGCACGCCCGAGGGCGCGACGAAGCTCCATGTCTGGTGGAAGCTGACAGAGCCTGCGGAGAGCGCAGACCTTGTCCGGCTCTGCCAACTGCGCGGCGAGATCGCGCTGAAGGTTGGCGGCGACACGCATTTCCGTTCGGCCCACCAGCCGATCCGCGTGCCCGGGACGGTCTATCACAAGGGCGGGCTCACCCGGCTTGTGCAGATCCGCGAGGCGACAGAGCTCGAGGTCGATCTCGCCGAGATGGCCGAGCGCGTCGCCGACATGCCGCCCATGCCCGGCGTCGGCATGGCCACGGCGGACCCGCGCGAAAAGCCTGCCATCGACGACGTGCTGGTGACCCCCGTCCACGAGGGCGGTGCAGACGACTGGTCCCGCTTCGAGGGCGCCTCCGCCGCTATCGGGCATTTCATCCGCATGGTCCACGAAGGCCGGATGTCGAAGAACGCGGGCTGGGAGGCGATCTGCGGCTACAACGCCGCGATGCTGCGTCCCGCCTGGCCGCTCGACCGGCTGAGGCGCGAGTCCGATCGCCTGTGGGCGCTGCATGTCCGGAGGCACGGGCCGCCGCTTGTGCGCCTCGACAGCGCGGCGCCGACCGACCTGCAGACCTTCACGCTGGGTGCGCTGCTCGACGATTCCAGCCCCATGCCCGACGATATCATCGGACCTCGCGTTCTGACCCCGGGCGGAATGCTCGTGCTGGGTGGTGCGCCCAAGGTCGGCAAGAGCGATCTGTTGATCTGCTGGCTTGTGCACATGGCCGCGGGGCAGCCCTTCCTCGGCTTTACCCCGCCGCGACCGCTCCGGATCTTCTACCTGCAGGCCGAGATCCAGTACCACTACCTGCGCGAGCGCCTGCAGCAGATCGGTCTGCCGCCAGAGCTGCTCGCGACCGCGCGCGACAATCTGATCGTCACCCCGAAACTGCGCCTCCTGCTCGATGCCGAGGGCAGCGCCCGCGTGGCAGAAGCGATCGCCAACGACTTCCCGGCCGATCCCGTCGACATTCTCTGCATCGATCCGATCCGCAACCTCTTCGATGGTGGCCCGGATGGCGGCGGCGAGAACGACAACGCCGCCATGATGTTCTTCCTCAAGGACCGGGTCGAGGTGCTGCGCGACCACGTCAATCCCGACTGCGGCGTCATCCTCGTCCACCACACCAAGAAGCTCTCCAAGCACCAGGTCAAGGAGGACCCGTTCCTCGCGCTCTCCGGCGCCAGCGCGCTGCGCGGGTTCTACACCACGGGCCTGATCCTGCACCGCCCAGACGAGGAGGCCAGCGAGCGCCGGCTGGAGATCGAGTTGCGCAATGGCCCCGCGCTGCCCGCGAAGCTGGTCGACAAGGTGCGCGGGAAATGGGTCGAGGTGGACCCGATTTCCGAGCGGCTGGTGCGCAAGGACCTCGGCGCCAGGCACGACGCGGAGCGGGATCGGAAGAACCAGGCCGTCATCGGGTTGATCTTCGACGAGGCCGCCGAGGGCCGGCTCTACACCGCCACGCAATTCGCGGAGGCGTTCGAGAACCAGCATGATCTCGGCGGGCGCTACAGCATCCGCGAGCGACTCTCGGTGCTCGCCACCAAGGGCCAGATCAAGTTCCGGCGGAATTTCGCGGAGCACGGCTTCGCCGGGACGCAATCGCATTTCGGATATCTCGTCGCCCGCGACATGCGTTTCGGGCGTGATCCCGTGATCGACACGGACACCGGAGAGGTCCTTGCCGAGGGCGTCGCGGTGCTGCCGACCCATTACAAATGCCCCCATTCCGGCCGCGCGCGCGAGGTCGAGAACCCCTCCGTCTGGGTCTACCCGGAGGAGGCCCATGACTGACTTCCTCATCATGAGCGCGGCCTTCCTCATCCTCACCCCGTCCTCATGGACCAATGAAATCAATGGGTTGGGCATGAGGATGAGAAAGGCCTTCCTCATCGACCTCTCTCATCTTTCAGCCCACGAAAATTCAACGGGAACAGCGTCTTACAGACAAAACATGAGACGAGTGGGCAAGCCCCCATACTACGTATGGGGAGGCCAACCGACAGGTTTGGCCTCTCCTCCCATACGTCGAGGGGTATCCGCGCGCGCGAGGTCCGACACCCCGCGTGACGTTCGATCCGACGACGGCGGCCCGCACCGCCAAGCACGAAAGCCGCCGTCGTCTTCCACCCGAGCAGCCAACCAGAAAAGGAGACCACCCATGGCTGACCTGACTCTCGCCACCGCGATGCAGGAGGCAATCCCCGATCTGCCGCCTGCCTTCCGCGCCGACCGCACATTGCTTGCGCTCGATCTGGGCACCACCACGGGCTGGGCGCTGCACGGCGCCGACGGGCTGATCACCAGCGGCACCGTGTCCTTCCGCCCCGGCCGCTTCGACGGTGGCGGCATGCGCTTCCTGCGGTTTACCAACTGGATGGGCGAGCTGGACCGGCTGTCCGGGCCCATCGCCGCCATCTGGTTCGAAGAAGTCCGCCGCCATGCGGGCACCGATGCAGCCCACGTCTATGGAGGTCTGATGGCCACGCTGACCGCATGGGCCGAGCTGCGCGGCGTGCCCTACGAGGGCGTGCCGGTCGGCACGATCAAGCGCTTCGCCACCGGCAAGGGCAACGCCAACAAGGACGCCATGATCGCCGCTGCCCGCGCCCGCGGTTTCAGCCCGGCCGACGACAACGAGGCCGACGCCATCGCGATCCTGCTCTGGGCGCTGGAGACAAAGGGGGGCATGCAATGAGGTTTCATCCCAGTGGTTACGGCGGTCACCGCCGCGATCCCGAACAGGTCAAGCGCGAGGGCTGGAAAGAACAGGGTGTGCTGGCGGTTTCCCTTGACGACCAGCGCCTGACTTGGCCTGAGCGGGAGTTGGTGCGGCAACTCGGCGAGCGTCTCTACGGCGCGCGCCCGGTCGATCGGGAGGCGCGGCAATGACGAACTGGACACCCGCCATGATCGAGGAACGTCTGGCCGAGGCGGCCCTAGTCCTGAAGCGCCTGCCGGAGCCGAGACGCCACGGATACTTCAGCACGTGGCCCGAGATCGTCCACAGTTTCGCGGACAAGGTCGGCCAGGAACCGAGGCCCCTGCGCGTGCTGGCCTCGCCGCAGGACATCAGCCGGATGGAGGAGACCCTGACCTGGACCGGCTGCCTCGAGCCCATCGACGGCAAGATCGTCTGGATGAAGGCGCATGGCGAACGCTGGAAGGAGATCTGCTGGTCCGTGGGTCTGCAGCGCTCCGCGGCGCATCTGCACTGGCAATACGGGCTTTGCGTGATCGCGCTGACCCTGAACCGGCAGCGGTTCAATCGCAGCCTGTCGAAGCGCAAGGTGATCGCGCTGGCCGCTGGCGCGTAACCCCATGGTTCAAATAGAAAAGAGTCCGCCGGACAGTTTTCGCTGAGACAAAAACGGCTCTCCCGGGTTAGAAAATGGATATACTCGGGAGAGGCGCGCGCGGGACAGCTCGCAACGCTGGCTTCCCGGGTCCAGCGCAGGGTCCGGCCGGGGTCCAATCGGCCAACCCCTTGAATCGATGGTTCCTTCCTGGCGACTTTGTATGCTGGCGGGCTTGGCGCGATATTTCGCCAGCGACAGGGCCGATTTTTTGGGAAGCCACCCCGCGCGGAGTCCATCAGCGCCCCGCTGAAAACCACAAGATAACAGACCCTTGAAGCTGGACACCCAAGGTGGCCGCTGGACTCCGCTCGGGGTCCAGGCTGGCTGCCGGTGTCCGGAATCCGGGGAACACCCCATCGAGGCGACCCGATCACCATGACTCTGAGCTTTGCACCGGACGCGATCGAGCAATGGCCGCTGGCCAGGCTCCAGCCCTATGCCCGCAACGCCAAACAACACGGGGCGGACCAGGTCGCGAAGCTCGCCGCGAGCATGGCCGAGTTCGGCTGGACGGTGCCCTGCCTCGTGGCGGAGGACGGGGAGCTGATCGCCGGCCACGGGCGCGTGCTCGCTGCGACGCAACTGGGGCTGACCGAAGCGCCGGTGATCGTGCTCGGCCACCTGACCGAGGCGCAGAGGCGGGCCTACCGCATCGCGGACAACAAGCTGACGGAACTCGGCAGCTGGGACGAGGCGCTGCTGTCGGCGGAACTGAATGACCTGCTCGCGGACGACTACGACCTGTCGCTGGTTGGGTTCTCCGACGGCGAACTAGACAAGCTGCTGGCTTTCGAGCCGGAAGGGGGCGGCGAAGAAGAAGGTGGCGCCGGTGGCTCCGTGCCTCCGGTGACCATCCCCGAGCCGCCGCGCAACCCGGCCTCGCGGACCGGCGATCTGTGGATCCTCGGCGATCATCGGCTGCTCTGCGGCGACAGCACCAGCCACGACGATGTGCGCCGGCTGATGAACGGCGAGCGGGCAATCCTGTTCGCGACCGACCCGCCATACCTCGTCGACTACGACGGCTCGAACCATCCGACCAGGAACAAGGATTGGAGTCAGAGCTACGGCACCACCTGGGACGACAGCTCGCAGGGCGCCGAACTCTACGACGGTTTCATCGCGGCGGCCGTGGCCGAGGCCATCACCGAGGACGCCGCCTGGTACTGCTGGCACGCCTCCCGCCGCCAGGCGATGCTGGAAGCCTGCTGGGAGAAGGCGGGCGCCTTCGTCCATCAACAGATCATCTGGGTGAAGGACCGCGGGGTTCTGACCCGGTCGCACTACCTCTGGAAGCACGAGCCCTGCTTCATGGGGTGGAGGCGTCCGAACCGGCCGCCGAAGGTCGCGGAGCAGACGCTGCCCTCGACCTGGGAGATGCCGTCCTTTGCCAAGGATGAGCGCCCGGACCACCCGACACCGAAGCCGCTCGACGCCTTCGGCATCCCGATGCGCCAGCACGTTGCGCGCGGCGGGCTCTGCTACGAGCCGTTCTCGGGCTCCGGCTCGCAGATCATGGCGGGCGAGGCCAACGGCCGGCGCGTCTTTGCGATGGAGATCAGCCCGGCCTATGTCGATGTCGCCGTCGAACGCTGGCAGGCCGAGACCAGCCGCGACTCGATCCTCGACGGCGACGGACGGAGCTTCGCCGGGGTGAAGGAAGAGCGGCTGAGCGACAAGGCCGATGCCGCCGCCTGATGGCCGTCTACTACAACGATGCCGATCCCGCGGCCTGCGCATGGCTGCGGGAGCTGATCGCGGCCAATCTGCTGCCGGATGGCGAGGTAGACGAGCGGTCCATCCTGGACGTGGAGCCCGCCGAGCTGCGCGGTTTCGCACAATGCCATTTCTTCGCCGGGATCGGCGGCTGGCCCTACGCGCTCCGGCTCGCGGGCGTTGCCGAGGACCTGTCCGTCTGGACCGGCTCGCCGCCCTGCCAGCCCTTCAGCCAGGCCGGGCAACGGAAGGGACAGGACGATGATCGCCATCTCGCCCCGGCCTTCCTGCGGCTCGTCGCAGCCTGCCGGCCGGAGCTCGTCTTCGGCGAGCAGGTCGCGAGCGCGGCGGTGCTCGGACACGTTAGCCGGACGCCTCGCGCGGCGGTTGAGGGTCCGACTGAATGGGCGTGGTTCGACGCTGTGGCGACTGGGCTGGAAGCAGCATCTTACGCCGTCGCGGCGGCCGATCTGCCGGCTGCGGGCATTGGCGCGCCGCACATCCGCCAGCGGTTGTTCTTCGGCGCCGTTGCCCTTGAACCGGGTGGGCTGGGCGACGGCCTCGGCGCGGGATCACAAGGACGGGTCGGAATGCCCGGCGGTCCCGATCAATGCACTGCTCGGCCGGCAGGTCTGGCTGGCGGGATGGCCGACGGCGATGGCCGGGTCGCCGGCCACGGACAAATACAACGCGGCCGGCAATACCGATGCGAGCCGCAGGACAGTGAAGCTGGTGAACTGATCGACGTCGCCGACTCTGCCGGGACCAACGCGACTGACGGCGTCTGGCGAGATCCGGACTGGCTCCTCTGCCGCGATGGCCGCTGGCGGCCCGTTGACCCCGGAACATTCCCGCTGGCTGATGGGATACCCGGCCGCATGGGGCTCCTGCGGGGCTACGGCAATGCGATCGTGCCGCCGCTCGCGGCGGAGTTCGTGACGGCGTTTCTGGAAAGCCTGCCGGAGGGGATGGGATGAGACAGAGCCGCATCATGTCGATGATCGAGGCCGCGACGAACGTCGTGGTGGGCTATGTGCTGGCCATCGCCACGCAGATCCTCGTGTTCCCGTGGTTCGGGATCGAGACAGGGCTGGCCGAGCACATGACCATCGGACTCGCCTTCATCGGCGTGTCGCTGGCGCGGGGTTACCTGCTGCGACGGCTATTCGAGTGGCTTGCTTGACCGGGGGACCGCCCGATGGTCTACGCCCACCGAAATCGTATCGTTCGGGCAGGTTGAATGAGGGATCAGGACGACATCCGCGAGCGGCTGGAAAAGCTCGAGGCGCTTTTCGCCCGCGGCGCGACCGAGGGCGAGCGCGCGGCAGCCGGTGCCGCGCTGGAGCGACTGCAGGCAAGACTCGATCCAGCAGGATCTCCGCGGGACGAACCGGAGATCGAACTGCAATACTCGCTGCCGGATGTCTGGGCGGTGCGCCTGTTCGTGGCCCTCTGCCGCAAGCACGGCGTCAAACCGTATCGCTATCCTCGCCAGCGCCGTACGACGGTCATGGTGCGGGTTCAGCAGGCCGCGTTCGAGCAGACTATCGCGGCCGAGTTCCAAGCGCTGCACCGCGAACTGACGACCTATTTCGACGAGACGGTAAACCATCTCATCGCCAACGTGATGAAGTCGGACGGCGACGACGAGACCCTCGAGCAGCGCCAGATCGGTCGCTAGGCCTCGTCGCCGGCGCATCGTTACGCGTCGGTGATGCGGTATGTCCTACCACGCCCCTCGACCTTCTCGGAGGTGATCGTCAGGCCCAGCTTCTTCTTCAGCGCGCCGGACA